CTGTCGTGGAAAACCAAACGGTGTCCCCTCAAGGGAAGCCATCCGTCTCTTTCCAGAAATCGAAGGATTCGGAAACCCTCCTGTCACTTCAGACAAAACAGTGAGAAAAGCCTTAGCTGTGCAATTCTCTACTAAGCCCTCTTCTATTAAGTTTGACGACAAAACGATCACTTCGGTCGCTAGTCGTTTTCCTAAATGGAAGTGCCCTTCTTGGGACGATCAATCTATCCATGACCGTTGTAGGACAGCCTTGCTTTCAGCAAAGGAGACCTCCGATCCTGGTTACCCATTGAATCTTGTCTACTCCACTAATAAACAAGCCGTTGAAGCTGAGTTCTCTCTACTTCTGGAAATTATTATCTGTCGAGTCAAAGTCATGATATCAACTGATCTGTCCGAGATACCCATCGAAGATCTACATCTCTTAGGAATTCGTGATGCTATAAGACCGTTCTTGAAGAAAGAACCGCATGCCCTCCGAAAACTTAAAGAGAATCGGTTTAGAGTCATCTCCGGTATTGGTTTAATCGACCAGTCCGTTGAGAGAGTCTTATTCTCCGTTTTCAACGAAGGTATCTTGTCCAACTACCCAACACTCGACGCCTTGCTAGGCATCGGGTTTACGGATGATATGGACCAGAAGGTGGGAGAAGTCTTCTCGGAGTTCATAGAACAAGCTCCGGATGGTCGAGTTCCGTTGACCTCTGATATTTCCGGTTGGGATCGGTGTATGAGTAAGTTGATGACCACTGGGTTCAGTGATGTCGTTTATATTCTCTGCTCCAATCCTAGCCCTGAACTTAGATTGTTTCTTACCAATTGGGTCCGTCTTAGTACGGACACCCTAGTCGCCTTACCTTGTGGTTTAATTATCTCAAAAGGGTTTGAAGGCCATACTGTCAGTGGAAGTTACGAAACTACAGTTTGGAATGGAATCGTTCGCTTACTTTGTGCTGCTACCTTCGGGAATCGCGCCAAAGTTCAAGGAGACGATTGCATTGAATTAGCAAAGGATTTCAAATTACTTATCGACCAGTATAATGCCGTCGGTCTTCCGGTGCGTGATGTGGTTGAGCAGAGTGGTGATTCGTTCACCTTCTGTTCCCATCATTATGTTAGGAAGAAAGACAAATGGACTGCGAAGTTACTTTCGTGGCCTAAGGCATTGTATAAATTATTGTGCTCCCCCAAACCTGATGAGGAATTGCTGGCTGCTTTTCTTCAGGAGGTCCGTCATGACCCTGTTGTGGTCAAACGGGTCATTAGTGTTTACAGTTCGCTGTATTCTACTAGTGACTAAATCAGGAGAAGACGCCGTGTCCGGAGACTTGCACGGTTAACATTTAGTTAATATAAAAGAAAGTCTCCATGGTTAGTAAATCCAAATCCAAGGGTAAGTCGTCTAAGAAACGCTCCAATACTAACAACCAAATGATTGCTCAGCCCCGTACCATGGGGCGTCCGAGTAACTCGAAAGTACCCAAAAGTACGTTCAAAGTTAACAATTCAGCTGTGACTGACGTTTGTTCAATGCTGGACCCTTTCTGTATTCATTCTGTGAATTCGAAAGCGTTCAGCAGTAGCAACGTGCAGACCGCTTGTTATCGTATTGAACAGTTCGTTCCGTTGTATACTGCTTCAAACGGACTTGCTACTATGCAAGTAGCACCATATACATCTGAGATGTATCGTACAGCCTCAGCCTACACCGGGAGTGTCCCTTCCGCGTGGAGTGCTTGGCAAGTTGCGTCTACTCAGGTTGCGTTGGTAGCTTCTTTTGCTGAATATAAGGTAGTGTCCATGGGAGTACGTGTGTTCCCAATGTGTAACGCTACTGAATCCAAAGGGGTAACTACTTTCGGTGTTACGTCCAATTTAAACTCTGCGCCCGCGTATTATGATGTTTTCATTGAGACCCATCGGAAAGCTATTTCAGATGGTGACGTTAGTTGGATTTCTATACCAACAGATGAGGTTAACTTTATCCCTATGTCAGCTGTAAACACGGACGATAACTCGCCGTGGACGTACCTGAACATAATGATATCGTCAGCAACTCCTTCCATTTCATGTTTAGGTGTTGAAGTAACATTCAACATCGAATGTGTACCGTTAGGGAATTCCATACTTACTGGAATGGTTTCACCATCCAGACCAGAAAGTTCGCTCATCATGTCCGCTTTGAATAACGCGCGCCAATTCGGTCAACACATCATTGATGGCACTCCTTCCGAAGTGAGTGGTTATCTGAAGTCTCTTGGCCGTTCCGCTCTGGGCTACGCAGGTGGTCCAGTGGCGGCTGGCGCATGGGATCTAGCGACCC